ACTATAACTTCAGGCAGTACTACAGTATCTCAATCATATGGTACAACAGTAGCAAGTGTTAGTCAAGCTTGTACTATTAGTCAAAGTAATGGTATTTACGGAAATACAATACAAAGTATTCCAGGATATACTTTATTAACTTTAGCAGAGTCTGCAATAGTAGCAAGTGCTTTAATAAATACTAATGCAGCAGATAGATTATATACGGTTACCGTTCCTACATCATCATTATTAGCATTACCTAATTTTAGTCTTCAATCGTTAATATCATCTAGTAATTTATCGAGTATTAATATTTTTCCTTCATTCGTTAAAGATGGCGCATTTTATTTTAGTAAATTAAATCATGTTACTGGATCTAATTTTGTAACATTTGGAACTGGAAAAGCAATTAATCAATTAGCTTCTCCTCAATTAACATTGGTAGGAGGTTATTTAGCAGGTACGGGTACAGCAAGTACAATTCAATATCCAATAATTAGAACAGTTATAACAGGAACTCCAGTATCAACTGTATATCCTACCGTTACAATGTTAACGTCAGCTACTAGCAGTTATTTCCCAGATTATAATCATGCAGCAACTCCTTTTATTACTTCAGGTCAGATAGCAGGTATTGGTACTGCAGTTACTACACAAAATTTATTTAAGTTTCATCATTTATCTGATGGTACTGATACTAATAAAGACGTTAAAATTAGTATAGCTAATTTAAGAGAATTTAGTTCAGGCAGTTATTCTACATTTGATGTATTAGTTAGAAGCTATGGCGATTCAGATAACAGAGCTAGTATATTAGAACAATATAGAGGCGTTAATTTAAATCCAGATAGCCCTCAATATATTGCAAGAGTAATTGGAGATAAATATAAAGCATTTGATACCACTACTAATAAAATTATTGAATATAATAATTACGTCAATATTTCTAAATATGTAAGAGTTGAAATGGATCCTGCAGTAGATGCTAAAGCAGTAGCAGTAACATTATCTCCTAGAGGATTTAGAAAATTAAAACAAACTTATATAGGATTTGATAATGCTAATATGCCTTCAGCAGTATATTCAACCTCACAAAATGGTAGTAATTTATCATATGCAAATTCTACATTCTTAGGATGGAATTTTGGAGCTCCAGATAATGAAAATTATTTACAAACAATACCTACCTTAATTTCTGCAACAGGGCCAACAGTTGATTCAATAAATGCAGATTTCTTAGTAGATGATTATTATATGCCTATTAATTCAGGTTTAACATATGCAGGTTCATTAGCTGCAAGAGTTGATATCACTGGTGTTACTGGCCCAACAGCTAATAACGTTCAGTTTACAGTTCCAATGCAAGGTGGTTCAGATGGTATGAGTCCTGCTAGAAGAAAATTAGCTGGCGCTGATATTACTGCTGCAAATGTATTTGGATTTGATTTATCAACCGCTACAAGTAACGGAAGTATTAAGTATACAGATGCATTCGATATTTTATCAAATCAAGATGAGTATGATATCAATATGTTATTAGCACCTGGAGTAATCAGAAGATTATGCCCTTACGTTGCAGATTATATGATATCGACAGCAGAAAATCGTCAAGATACATTTACTATTGTAGATGTTACTACATACGGAGATTCTATTGCAACGGCAGTAAATCAAACAACTGATATGGATAGTAATTATGCTGCAACATATTATCCTTGGATGCAAGTATTAGATGCTTCAATTAATAAACCAATTTGGGTTCCACCAAGCGTATTAATGCCTGGCGTATTAGCTTATAATGATTCAGTAGCTGCAGAATGGTATGCACCAGCAGGTTTAAATAGAGGTGGTATTACAGATGCTATCAATATTGAAACTAAATTAAATCATTCAGAGCGTGATACATTATATGAAAATCAAGTTAATCCAATTGCTTCGTTTCCTGGTCAAGGTATTTGTGCTTGGGGTCAAAAGACTTTACAACAAAAACCTAGCGCATTAGATAGAATAAATGTAAGAAGATTATTAATTACGGTTAAGAAATATATTGCATCTACTTCTAGATATTTAGTGTTTGAACAAAATACTGCTGCTACAAGAAATAGATTCTTAAGTATCGTTAATCCTTATTTGGAATCAATACAGCAAAGACAAGGTTTATATGCATTTAGAGTAGTAATGGATGAAACTAATAATACTCCTGCTGAAATAGACAGAAATTTATTAGTAGGTGACATATATCTGCAGCCAGCAAAAACCGCTGAATTTATTGTTATTAACTTTAATTTAACTCCAACCGGAGCTGAGTTTCAATAAATAGCATAACTAATTTAACTTAGAAAGCAGTCCTATATCTAAAAAATATAGGGCTGTTTTTTTATGGCTGTGATATTTATAATAAAGGCGTATAATTTGAAAATATGAACCGTACACTACTTACTCAATTAATTAAAGAATGTTTAGAAGAAGTGCAGAGCGAACAAACTATGTGTAACTCTTGCGCTATTAAATTTCTTCAAGAACTTAAAGCTAGTCCAATAATAGGAGAAGCTGAATACCAAGGAAGAAAAGTTTCATTAGGAAAACCATTCTTAACTCCAGATGGCCCTAAGAAAAGATCAGTATATGTTAAGAATGAAAAAGGTAATGTTATTAAAGTTAACTTTGGCGATCCTAACATGAGAATCAAGAAAAATATACCAGCTCGAAGAAAATCATTTAGAGCACGTCATAAATGCGATACAGCTAAAGACAGAACATCAGCTCGCTACTGGAGTTGCAAAGCCTGGTAATAATTACTAAATACAAATAAATCATTATGCCATATTCATATCATAAACAAGGTGACCAATATATCGTTACTAAAAAAGATACCGGTAAAGAAGTCGGTCGCACTAAAGGCACTAAAGAAGCATTAAATAAATACTTAGCAGCATTACATATAAATGCTAACGAAAATAAAACTATGAAAAAATCAGAGCTAACTAAAATGATTCAAGAAGTCATTAAAGAAGTAATATCAGAAAAAAACACAATTAAAATAGGAGATATAGTTTCTAAAAAGTATGCTTCGACAGACGAAGATTATACTAAAGAATTTAAAGTAATAGATATTACAGGAATGAAGGCTACTTTACAAGATACAAGTACTGGTAAAAAAACAGGAATTGCTCTTAGTGATTTAACAAAAATTCCTATGAAAGAAGCAACTACAGATTATATGAAACGTAGACAAGCTCAAGATGATTATGCTACTAATAAAAAAGATGCTCCTAAAAAACAAAGTAAAATGCCAGCATCTACAGGTAAGACAGATTATATGAAGCGTCGTGAAGCAGAAAAGAAAATGCAAGAAGCAGCGCCAGCTAAAGATAAAGATGGTTCAGCAGCATTTGATACAGCAGTAGCATTTCGTTTAGTCGCTAAAGGAAATAGAGATGAAGCATTCGCTGAATTGCAAAAGGATATAAATAAAAATAAAAATGCCTCTAATGGTAAATTTTCTAAAGTAAAAGAAACTATTATTCTTTCAAAAGGAAATCCTCAAGATATCATTCTTAAATTAAATGGGCCTAGTGCATTTTCAATGGGTACAAATACTATTACTGCTAAAGATAAAAACAAAGAATATATAAACCCCGTTATCAGAAACAATTTTAGTAAAATATCTCCATATACTCCGAAATTAACTAAAATATAATATCTGTATATTTCTACTATAACGAACAATAATTTTATATCATGGAAATTGTACACGAATTCATATCTAGCTCAATTACGGCATTCTTAACCGGTGTATTAAGCCCCGTAGCGGTATTGCTGATAAGCAGATATATTACTTATAAGAAAAGAACTAAAGACCCGTTAAAAGAAGCCGCAGTCCATAGCGAAGTCATTTGTAAATTAATGGATACTATTATGGAAGAAGTTGTTTGTGATAGAGTTTGGATTTCGCAATTCCATAACGGAGGTCATTTTTATCCTACAGGTAAATCAATTCAAAAGTTTTCTATGATATATGAGGCTGTTAGTAAAGACACTTATTCAATAAGACATAACTTTCAGAATATACCAATAAATCTTTTCAGCAGATCTATTAATCAATTATTAGATAACGATAAAATTATTATAGTAGATTATAAAGACGAAGAAACATCTACTTATGGATTACGTTATATGGCTAATGAAACAGATTGCAAATCTTCATATATATTTGCATTAAAAAGCATTGACGGTAAAATGATTGGTATTATTGGAATAGAATATACTAAACGTAAAAAATCATTATCAGACGAATTATATAATGATTTAAAACTACATACCGTACAAATAGCTACATTATTAGATACGTTTCTTCACACAAAATAAAAATGTATTGGTTTTTGAAGACCGATAATAATTATATTAAATAACAAATATAAACATATAAAAATATGCCAGAAATATTAGACCCATCGGAAATAATGTTCCAATCATGGGAACCAAAACAAACTAACAGGTTCTTTATGTATATTGAAGGAATTCCTTCTTTCATTATTAAAGCTGCTGCAAGACCTAATTTAACATCAACTATAACTGTATTAGATCATATCAACGTAGATAGAAAAGTAAAAGGTAAGTCACGTTGGCAAGACATCTCTATTACATTATATGATCCAATCGTACCTTCAGGAGCTCAAGCTATTATGGAATGGATTCGTTTGGGACATGAGTCTGTAACAGGTAGAGATGGTTATTCTGATTTTTACAAAAAAGACATTACTTTCAATTCTTTAGGACCTGTAGGTGATAAAGTAGAGGAATGGGTATTAAAAGGTGCTTGGTGTTCAGATGTTAATTTCAATGAAATGGATTGGTCGAATGACGGAGAAGCTGTTACTATTACAGTTACTATAGCATATGATTACGCTATATTGAACTATTAATTTTCGGTAAAAATAAAAAAAATAGCAAAAATATTAGGAACTTTAAAACGTTTCATATATATTTGCGTTAGGTAAAATAAATTATGAATAAAGAATATATAAAACTAGTATCTTATTTATTACATTCAGCTACACAAGTACATGTATTTCATCTTCAAACTAATTCATTTTCAGAGCATAGCGCTTTGAATACATATTATGATGAAATTGTTGGCTTGACAGATGGCTTAATAGAATCATATCAAGGAAAGTATGATATCTTAAAAGGATATGAAAATTATGCTTTAAATGATTATGAAAATAATGCTCAAGTAATAAAATACTTTAAAGCATTAATGAATACAGTAGATGAATTAAGGGTATCAGTTAAAAATGATTCTTATTTGCAAAATGAAATTGATAATGTTATTAATTTAATTGCTTCAACATTATATAAACTAAGATTTTTAAAATAACCAATAAAATGTCAAAGACGATAAAATTAAAATCTCTTCTTAAAGAAGGATATGCATGGGAACGTAAAGCAGGTAAGCCTTTACCAACTATTCAAGAAGTAATGGATGAATTCCAAGCTACTAAAGAAAAAGAGCCTGTTAAAGAAGCAATGACTTTAAATGATGTAATATTTACAGAAAAAGGTAAAGAATTCTTTTTAGGTATGACAGATTGGTGTCAAGCACCTGACTTTGATACAAGAGAATCTTTCAATGCTGAGTATTTAGATGGCTTTTTTAATAACGGTCAAGATATGATAAAAATGTTAGCTAAGACAGGATTAGTTCAATCTAATAATCAATTATAATATGAATTTAACATTAAACGAAAAACTAAGATTTCAAAAACAAGCTGGAATCATAAACGAATCTCAATATAAGAAATTATTGAAAGAGGCTGTAGAAATTCCATCTTGGTTAGAAGGTAAATTAAAAGACGTGCATACAAAAGCAGGTCAAGGATCTATCTTTGCAAAGCCTTTAGATTATGTATTAAAGCAAGCTCAAGCAGCATTAGATAAATCGCAAGATTTAGATAAAATTGCTACTGGCACTGGGACGTTAACAATTAAAT